AAATGACTACGCCAAAGAATACTCTGGTTCACCTATTCTGTTTCTTACATGCTTGGTTGACGTGCATAAGTCTAACTTGGCTGTGTCTGTTATGGGATGGACAAAAGATTCTCGCTGCTATGTAATCGACTATTGGAGATTTGAGGGGGCTGACTGTAGCGAATTGAACGAACCAGCTTGGGGTAGGCTGAGAAGTCTTATCGAGGAAAAAGTATATCAGTCCTCAGATGGGAAGAAATACAGAATTATCTACACATTCGTAGATGCTGGTTATGCAAATGACACTGTAACCAACTTTTGTGCTGATTATGCTGCTGGTGTCTATCCTACTTTGGGTAGGGATAGGCCAGCAAAGAACCAATCAATCCGTGAATTCTCAGATTTTAAAACTCAGTCAGGTACGATTGGATTCAAGATTCTAGTTGACCACTATAAAGACCGTCTCGCTCCGGTTCTTCGTAGAGAATGGTCTGAGGAAGCAGGCAAACAGCCTGCTTACCACTTCAATGCACCAGTTGATATAAAGGACGATCAACTAAAAGAGCTTACAGTAGAAACTAGGCGTGAAAAAACAGATGAGAACGGAGGTGTTTCTTATGTGTGGCATCGACCCGGTAACGCAAGAAACGAATTATGGGATTTGCTTGTTTATGGTCACTGCTCTGTAGAAATTTTGGCGTATAATGTCTGCATTCAAAACTTCAAGCTAGAGACAATCGACTGGGATAAGTTTTGGGAATGGTGCGAGAAAGAGCATCCTTTTTTCACAACTTGATTGACTTTGCTAATTAGCATAGTATTATATTCTAATGGATATAACTCAGATCATTGCATATGAATCTGCTCTGACTGCATTGGGAACTGATGGCGTTCAATCATACACGCTTGATACTGGACAAACTAGGCAGACAGTTACCAAGAGAGATTTGGCCTCAGTCAAAAACACTCTTGATAGCCTGTACAATACTTTGGCAACTCTTGAAGCCAGATTATACGGAACAGGAACTGTTACAGGTCGCCCGGCATGGTAATTGAAAAGCTAAAAAGCTGGCTTTCTCCTTCTCCTAAAACCTCAACACAGGTTATTCCTCTTGACCAGCTTGCAGAGTATGTAGGCGGTCAATATGACTCATTTGGACTTTGGTCTGGTGACAAGTTTCCTGGCGGATTCGGTGTAACTAAAGATTACACAATCAAGGATTATTGGGTACTTCGCCTTCGCTCTAAACAGCTTTTTGAAGAGAATCTATACGCTAGGGGCATGATTCGCCGCCTAGTTACCAACGAAATAAACAAGGGATTGGCACTTGAGGCAACTCCTGATTCAAGTATTCTAGGGATTGATGATGACGAAGTAGGTGAGTGGGCTGAGAATATAGAAAGACGCTTCTTAATATGGAATCAAAGCCCGTTCGTATGTGACTTTAGAAAGCAACGGACTTTCGGAGCAATCCAGAGGCAAGCCCGCATGATGGCGCTTATATCTGGTGATGTGCTTGTTGTTCTAGTCCCTAATCAATACGGGCTGCCTTCTGTTGAGCTGGTAGATGCCTCATATGTAACTACACCAAATAACGATAAGATGATTAGAGAGGCTTCTAATCGTGGGAATGAAATCGTGCATGGTGTAGAAGTATCTAATACCGGAGAGCATGTAGCTTTCTACATCCAGCAGAAAGATGGAACACACAAAAGACTTGCAGCCTATGGTAATAGGACAGGTCGCCGTATGGCTTGGCTATATTACGGCACGGAGCGGATGATTGATGATGTAAGGGGTACATCTATCCTTGCTTGCGTCATGCAGTCACTCAAAGAGCTTGACCGCTATCGAGATTCTGAGCTTCGCGCTGCTGTAATCAATTCAATGGTGGCAATGTGGATTGAGAAGACAGAAGACAAGATGGGCACACTTCCTATCACTGGTGGCGCAGTGAGAAAAGATGTAGTGCAGACTCAGAACGATTGCAGACTCAGAACGATTCTCAAGGACGTAAAGACGTAGAGTTCTCTGCAAACATGCCGGGAATGGTAATGCAAGAACTTCAGACTGGAGAGAAGCCTACATCTTACGATACAAGACGGCCTAACGTGAACTATGGAACGTTCGAGGCTGCTGTAATCAATGCTATGGCATGGGCAAATGAAATCCCGCCTGAAGTCTTGACTCTTGCTTTTGAGAAAAACTATTCAGCATCTAGAGGTGCTGTAAACGAATTCAAGATGTATCTTGATAAGGCTAGGAATTCGTTTGGTGAAGAATTCAATACACCAATCTATATTGATTGGTTGATTTCTGAGGTATTGAATAACAATATCATTGCGCCCGGATTTATAGACGCATGGCGCAATACTCAAATGTGGGATAAGTTCGGCGCATGGTGTCTCACTGATTGGGCTGGCGCTATCAAGCCTGCTCTTGACCCGCTGAAAGAAGTCAACGCTTACAAGATGAGCATTGTTGAAGGTCTTATCACAAGAGAGAGGGCGGCAAGAGAGCTTAATGGCGGGAAATATAGTAAGATTGTTCGCCAGATCAAGAAAGAAAACGAGCAACTTGCAGAAGCATTGAAACCTTTGGTTGATGCAGGACTCATCGAAAATAAAAATCCTGATATAATCCCAACTGATACCGAAACTGAGGACGAATCAGAAGGCGGTGAGAATGATATTCTGGAAACTCCAGAACAAGAAGGAGTAGAGGATAATGGCTAATCCAGCAATTGTTAATTGCACTGTTGATACATGGGTTGCTGTCGCTACAAACGTAACGGCAGGGAAAATCTATGTGCTTAAAACTGACCCGCATATTTACCTGATTACACATAGGCTGACTGGCAACCCTGCCCCTACAGACAACACTGATGCAATCGAGCTTAGAAACCTTGAGCACACAATCTCTCTTCCTGCTGCGAGTGATGTTTACATTAAGGCAGTTGGTATTGTTGGACAAGTGAGGGTAGACCTGTAATGGAAATTTACGCTCTTCAAGAATCTTACGCCAGAGCCTATTTAGAGGCTATTGAGAATGCGTCTGTAGAAGAGCGCACAGCCGCTGTAACGGTCTATGGTAGGCAAGCGCCTCCTGATATATTCTCTATCAGCGAGGACGGCTCTGAGGCTTATATCAATATCTCTGGTGTTCTTTCTCAAGAAGGCCCATCTCCTATCGCTAAATTCTTCGGATTTGGCGGCACTGGATATAAACACATCATAGAAGCAGCACAATTAATCGGCGAAGACAATAATATCAAGACAGTAAAACTTCGCATGAATACTCCGGGGGGAAGTGTTAATGGGATGGATCAGGCAAGGCAAGCAATCAAGAGCCTTACTAAAGACAAGACAGTAATTGCTGAGAATCATGGGTTGATTGCCTCTGCCGGTTATTACTTGGCAAGCGCAGCAAATAAGATTGAGGCTATTTCTCCGCTTGCTCAAACAGGGTCTATTGGGGTTGTTATAGCTGGACTAGACTATTCCAAAGCGATGGAAAACGTAGGGGTAAAGCAGATAAAAATCGTTTCCAGAAACGCTCCTGACAAGCAGCCTGACCCAAATACAAAGCACGGTGAATCTGTGCTTCAGGCTGAAGCTGATGCGATGGAGCGTGTATTTATCCAGAAAGTTGCCGAAGGCCGAGGCACTACTACTGAAGACGTTATTCAGAACTTCGGGAAAGGTGGACTGTTAATCGCACAAGACCCTGACCCTAATACACCTGATGCAACAAAAGTAGGTATGATTGACGGGCTTTCTGGAAATGCAGGAGCTGTTGATGGAGAAGATTTCATCGGTATAGATGCAGGGCCTACACAGTTTAAAGATTTTCCGATTGAAGATAGAACATGGGATAGCGCAGCAGCTATCCAGAGAGTAAGAAATTTTGTTGGCGCTACAGATGCTCCGAATGAAAGATACAGACAAGCATTCTTCTGGTATGATGCTAATAATTCTGAGAATTTTGGAGCTTACAAACTTCCTTTCGTTGATATTGTTAATGGCCGGATGGTCGCCATTTGGAAAGGCGTAACATCAGCAGATGGGGCAATGTCAGGCGCAAGAGGTCAACGAGTACAAATACCTGCGGCAGATCGTCCTAGAGTACAGGCGCATATCGACAGGTATAAAGAAAAATGGGCGAATCAGCAAAAAGGCGGAAATGCCAATGGTGGGGGAAACCCTGTAACTGCCGTAAATTCGGCGCAAAAAAAGGAGTCTCGAACAATGGACTTGAATCAACTTAAGCAGGAACACCCCGCCGTTTTTGCGGAAGCGGTAGCTTTGGGTGAAACTAAGGAGCGTGATCGCGTCACAGCCCATATTACTATGGGCAATGCATCTGGTGATATGGATTTCGCTGTTAAATGTATCGAAGATGGTACTGAGCTGACTGCATCTGTCCAAGCAAAGCATCTTGCCGCTGGCCTGAATCGTAATGATAAAGGCAATCGCGCTACTGAAGGTAGTGAGGCTGCTGCTGCAATCTCTGGCGCTGGCGGTGACGCCAAGGCAGCAGCAAATGAGCTTTCTGAGGCTGCTATTGCCATGATTGAAGAAGCTACGGGGGTGACAAATGGCTAATTTGACCATCACTAACATTGATAACAGCACTGTTATCATCGGGAATGCTCAGTTTGATGATGAGCTGATTGAATTTCCGGGTGCGGCTACTTATGTAGAAGGCACCATCATGGCGCGTAAGGATGTTGCAGATGCAATCACTGTAACCCCTAACGTTGGTAATACCGGTAACGGTACTGTTACTCTGGCATCTGTTGTCGGCGG